GTATAGGTGCGACCAAGTACCTGTTCCAATTTGTCCTGATGGTTGCGCCGTTTGATTGCACCCAACATCAGATCCTTTTTGCGCTCGTCATTGACGCGCTTATTGTATTCAGTTTCGGCTCGTTTGACGCCTTTCTTGTAGGCGGTATAAACATAGCCCTCTATCCAATTGTTGGGATCAGGCTTTACGCCTTTTTCACGAATGATCCGCTCTGCTTCATCGGCATCGATCAACTGCTCGTCAATGGCTGCAGTCAGAAAATCAAGAATTGCTACGGTACTGAGGGGTCCGGTCGTAAACTCATAGTCGCGATTGGCAGTAAGATTGCCCTCGGATTCCATAAAGGCCTGTAACTCACGGATGATTGCGTCCCATCGCTTATTCATGTCGCGCTCGAACTGCCGGCGTAGCGTTTTGGTCCGGGTCGGGTCGCTACGAAACTCCGCGTTAAGATGCAGCTTGCACATCATCTTCGTCGCTATCGTTTTCACCGCCAGCCGGGGGCTTACCAAAACCTGCTTGTACATCCTCGTCGCCTTCGTCTAATGGCTGCTCGTCCTCTTCGAGATATTCGCTTTCCTCTGACATGCCAAGAAAATCAGCACGGAATTCCCGCGGCGGCACAAGCAGATCCGCGCCAATCGCGTTGGTGTAAGCCACTAGGGTATCAGTTTTGACCTTATTGATGTCGGCCTGATCTTTCTTCGACAGGCTGGTGAGGCTATCCCATTCGCTATAGAACTGACCGTTTGGTTTGGGCAGATTCCCGGTTTCGATCAGTCTTTCGATTAGCGGCCGGAGTATCCGGGGGCCCGCATAATTTTGACGCCGGTTGTCGATCTGTACATTCCAGTTGGTGATATCTTGCGTACTCGCCAACTCTCCAGATTCGGTCCCGGTCAAGATCCGCTGTGGCATGCCGTAGGTGCCGGAAATCAACATCAGCAAGGTTTTGGCGTTGGCTTCTGGCGACGGGGTATCGCTGCCCAACACTTGAGCAGATAGCCCGGTAGCGGTAATCGAACGGCGCAACTGGTGGTCGTATTCTTCCGCCTGCTCTTTTAGCCGCTGGTTGTCGGCCTCGTCGAACTCAGCATCGGAATCTGCAGACCACAGAATTCCACGGTTTGCCGCCAGCCAGAATGTTTCCGCCGACGAACCACAGACCTTTTCCAGATCCTCAAGGTAATTGTAAGCCGGGAGCAATCGCGGGATTCCATATACTTCGTCGTCATCCAATTGCTCAGCCAGATGCAATACCCGGGTGTGGTGGACGGTGATTGACCGGGACGCGCTGGTTCCGGTTGCCAAGGCCGTGCGCCCGGTCTGCAGGGTGTACAGGGTTGGCATATTGAACCGGGGGCTGCGCGGGTCCATGTCCCATTGCTGGACCTCAATGCTGTACTCGCCATAAGCCGACAGGTACATCAGCGGGGCATTGCCTTCGACCGGATCGCGTAATTGCGCGTTGTCAGCGAATCCCAAATACAGCACACCGAACTGACCAATGCCGGATAGCCTGTCGGCCCGCTCAAGGTAGTGCATGATACGCAGCCGCTTATTCAGGTCATCGAATGCCTGAGTAAAACCACTGGCATCATCATCGCTATCGTCACAGATTACCGGGTGACTGGCCCATGTTGCCTGCGGGAACGCCCGGATAATTCGAAATGCCACACCATTACGGTGATACAGCCCTACGAAATTCTCTGACCTCAAGGCCTTTTGCCAGCCAAAAACTTCGTAACGGTCCCGCTTACCGTCATGGCTTTTACCGAGTAGCCGATCCCAAATAGACCGGATAAGCCGATTGCTGTAGCGATCACTCATTACAAAATCCTCGTCTTTTTCTTGGGCCGGCGGATTATATTGCCAAGCGCGTAACGCACCGCGTCCCAATAATGGTTGTCTTTATCAACCAGAGTCGGCGTCACCTGATCTGATTTGCGATCCACCTTGTAGCGGTAGTGGCGAGCCTCATACTGCATTTGCTTACAATCCTCATGGATTACGATTATGTCAAAGTTGCGAAGAAAGTCGATGCCATCCTTAATTGATCCCGGCCACTTTTTTACAGCCTTGATCCGCGGCAATCCATGACGTTTAAGGTAGCTGATCGATTCGGGCCGTGCGCTATCGGCCTGCACTTCATAATCCTCAATGCCGGGGATCTCGTTCTTTGCCAGCCTTGCCGTATCATCCAACTCAAGCGAAACGCCACCAAATTCCTTTTCGATGTGCAGCATATTGTCGCCAATCCATACCCGCACGCCCGCGGTCGGATCATTTGCAAAGCCAAAGTCCAGACCGTGATACGGACCATCCCAATGCGGCTGTGGCTCGAATGCCATGACCTTTGTTTTGCCCGCGAACACGATGGCCTCATTGCGGAAATTGAAACCGCCGCCCCATACGTGGTCGTAATCATCTGGTCTGGTCTGCCTATGGTTGTCCCGCTCTTCCTGTAGGGTATCCGGCGCAAACGGGTTGTCGTCGATATTGACATGAATGGTTACGTGCTTGCGGCCTTCCGGGTCGGACTCTTCCATCCGGTCGGAAAATTCCTGCACAGCATCCGTTGGCTGGTCCGGGTTCCACGTAAACCAGATCTCTGAATTCGCACTACGGATCGTCGGCAACAACAGGGCAATGGATCTGTGCGACAGGCTTTGAGCTTCCTCTACCCATGCAATGTCGAAATCTTCCAACGATTTGATTGATTCGGCGTTGTGGTCCTGCATGCCTTGGAAAATGATTATCCCGGCACCGCCCCGGCGCTTGATTACGTTGTCCTGTACCTCAAACAGGTGAGCAACTTTAAGGGTGCGAATCTTTTTTTCAATCAGGCGTTTTGCGGAATACCGGAGTGATTGCTGAATTTCCCGTATACAAACCAATGAGCAGTTGGGATTGATGATCAGCGCCTCTATCGCTGATTCTGCTCTTTCGTGTGATTTCCCTGAGCCCCGCCCGCCTTTGATGAACTTGTAACGGCGGGGCCCTATTAACGGCTTAGCCCATCTCGGCGTCTTGATCCTCAGCTTCGTCGATGATGACACGCTCGATTCCCGTTATTGATTCGCCGTTAGTGGTGTGGTCTACATGGCTGGTTTCCTGCCAATTGGCCTGCGTTTTGAGATAGAAGATAATCGCGGTCAGGTTGCCGGCTCTGGCCTGTGTGAGCAGGTTGCTGGCTACTGATGCAATGGCTTTTGACTTACCTCTTTTATAGGCCTCAGCAATTCTTTCGTCCTCTCTCTCCCTCTCGCGTAAGGTGTTCTCCGACATCCCCATGTAATCGGCAATCTGCCCTTTCGTCAAAACAGAAGCCAGCGCCTCAACTTGCGCTATTTGCGCGTCGCTGAGTTGCTTCTTTGGCTGGCCGCGTCCTCGCTTCGGCTTTTCTTCGGCGGTATACACGTTTGTGTCATCCATTAGCTTTCTCCTGATCCCTGTGCGCTTTGCGAGCAAGAATCTGTTTACGGGTCTGCCACGCCTTCTTGTAGCTGGTATCCTCGAATAGCTTGCTGAATCCGGTAATGTGTTTGAGCCTCAAAAGTTCTTCGGGCTCCATGCCAAGCTCGTTACAGATTGCGCTATCATCCCACCCGTTATCCAGCATGTTGAATACCATGCTGCTCATTCCATTAACGCTATGCTTGCCGCGGGCCCGGTTGTGCCTGATTGTTGACGCCATCCGGTCGTTGATATCTTTCTGAATGACGACGATTGGCAGCATGCCGTGGTTGGCTTCGAGAATGTCCGGGTTTGTCTTGCAGATGTAATAACGGTGAAAGCCATCGACGATCTCGAATAGATCCCGCTCGGCGTTATAGATCGTAACCACTGGCTGAGTGTACCCATCGTGGCTGATCGACGTATACAGCAGGGACATTTCCTTGCCTGCTACGCTATTCGGGTTGTAATCATTTGGAGTGACCTTCTCAATCGGCACCCAACGCACCCGGTCAACCGGCTGGCCTTTAAGTGGACAGAGCTCATGGAGTTGATCGCGGATCTCTTCGCAAAACGCGATCTTTTCAGCATCACTCGAGTAATTGACCAAGTGTTTCTCGATTTCTGTTATCAGGTCCGTCATGGGCTCCCTCATTTCATCATCTGATCAAGTATGCGTTGCGGGACTCGCTTGCCCTGCTTCCAACGGCGATAGGCCATAAACACCCCGCTGGTCATCGCATTCTTGATTTTGGTCATGTGGTAATCGTTCGCCAGCATTGCGCCGATATGAACTTTGTACATCCGCTTTTCGTGACGGGGTGAGATACCGTCAAAATCCCGATCATTTTCCCTGAATTTTTTGGCAAACAATTCGTGGTTATCCGGGTCAGTAATCAGCTTGTCTAACAAGAAATCCCGGTACTCTTTCCAGCCATCGAACATGAACGGCAATTCTTTAACCTGAAATGCCTCGCTTTTCATCTGACCGGCCGTGCTTATCCCTGACATCCTTTCAGTGAGCTTGTTCCATGTGTCCTGCTCTATCTCCTGCAGATAATACAGGCTGGCAATGCTGGTTTCGTGGTGAAGATTCGACACCCGCATATCCTGCAGATTGACTCCGTGCTGGTATTGGTAGTCATAGATTTTGCAGTACGGCCATTGGTGATCGTGAATCGCCTTCCAGATATCGGTGTAGCTCCAATCGTACAGCGGGTACATATCGTAGTGACCTCGGGCAACATCGCGCTTCTTGCCCCACGTTTCGCCTTTGTAGGTCACAAAGCTGGTGAGCCCCACCAAACGACCGGGGGATTCTTCGCACCTCACACCGCTGATCATAACCGCCTTCTCATTGGCGTAATGGGTTTTCAGGTAGGCGCCAAACAATGCCGCGAATCGATCAGTGCCGTAAATGTTCTCTGTCCGGGCTTCCGGCTCTTTTTCCCGCATCCAGTTTTGACCGGGCTCCCAACACTGCAACCAATCCTCGTCGGTACTGGTCGCATTGAATAACTTGATCGGGATCTGCAGCCAATCCATGTCGACGCGCGGATCTTTCTGCACTTCCCGGATGTGGTCAATTACGGTCTGCCATTCGGCTTCCTGATCAACGAATAGAGTTTTGACCGGCAACCGGCCCTTTTCCTCTGCCACCTCAAGAGTTAACTGCAGGGTTGCCGTGGAATCTTTGCCGCCGCTGTAGCACACGATCAGATTCGGGAATTCATCGAACAACCACTCAATCCGCTTTCTCGCGGCCTGCAGCACAGTCTCTTTCAGGTATACCCGTCCGCCCTCGTTATTCATTTTAAGTCGCCAGTGACGAAATCTACCGCCTTCCCGTACATCAGAAGGCGCATGATGGTCTTTGCCGGGTGCAATATCTCGCTGCTGTCGATGGAAAGCGAGACATTCCATTGGTCGTTGTCGGGATGCTTGTGAATAACTTGGTGCGGGCTCCGGGCATCCAGTATGTAGAACACCCCGCGGGTCAGGGCCAATTCTTTCTTGTTCATGCCCCGAACAAACACGCCCGGATCGACTCGGATTTTAAGATGATGGCTGTACCGGGGATATTTCGGATCAAAATGTAATGGGGTGCCGTGCTTTACGGCGATCAGGTGAGGATCATTTTCGAGGATCGTCTTGCCGTTGTCGTCTACCTTGCGGCCCCACGTTTTGAGTCGCTTGCCTCCGGGCCTGAATGATTCCACTCCAAACACCTGACAAAGCTGCTCATTGGTCGGGATGGCGATCTGATCATTCATCTTTACCTTCGTGCTGTAAACAACCGGGTTATCGCGCTGGTGGTCCTGCAGTTGGTAATTCCAATCAATATCCATATCACTCCACCGGATCTGTAAATGTCAGGCTTTGCCGCTTGCTGCTACGGCGCGGATCGATCATCGAAACGGCAATCCTGTGATCAACGAGGCTTGGTACATGCAGCCAGTATTTTTCCCGGCGACTTTTGAGAAAATCGCACACCATCTGATCCGTACCATTCGGGTGATCCTCAAGGTTGTCCACAGCCCAATCGTCATAGAATTGCCTCATGGCCGTGCTGTAGCCATCCGGCGCGTAGAAACACTGGTTCATTAGGAAATTGTTGTCCCAACGGCTCCCGGCTTTCAGGTCTGTTGGTCGCATGCTAAAAAACTGGATCAGGCTGCAGGGGTGTTCGAGAATAACCGCTTCCGCTTTCTCTACAAAATCCTGAGTCAACAGAATATCCTCTTCCATGTGAATAGCCGGGTCGTCGCCGGCCATATCGAGCGAACGCAAAAAGGTGTCGATCGCACACCGCTTCTTGTCGAAACAGAATTCAGCCGTTGGCAGGTGCCGTTTCAGGTAACGGATCATCTGCGTACGCTCGGGCATAGCCTTGACGATGATCCTAGTCATTCCGGACAACCATGTAATTGCCGTATTTTTCAATGCGGAAATGGGGCCAGTCCATCGGGTCAAAGTCATGGAACGGTACATCTCGACCAGATTTCTCGTCGGTTACCGGGTGATATCCGGGGGCGTAGAACATCAGGAAGAAACGCCCGCCTGATCGCAAGAATGACGGAATCCTTTGCAATGCTACAGGGTCAACATAGCTGGCAGATCCGAAAAGGCTAACAACCAGATCGTATTGACCGGCTTTGAAATAATCCTCAAACGAAGAATGAATCACTCGAGCATGCGGGAATTTTGCCTTGAAGTTCTGCAGCATCTTGATCGACGGATCCACTCCCTCGTAAATGGCCGGCGAATGATATTCGCGGAATAGGCCTGTTCCACAGCCGATATCTAAAACCGATTCGCCTTTCCAGTTGATCAGGGCGAATACATCCCGGTTTTCTGCCTCAGCTTCGGCGCCGGACCATATTTCATCGTAAACCGGCGCGATCAAATCGAACTCATGGCTCCATTTTTTCGTTTTGCCTACGGTGTCTGAGAGGTGAGTGCGGTTAATAATGACGACATCCTCAAGTTTCGGGTCCATCGTCCAATATTTGTATTCGTTGACTGCGAGCCTGTCTTTGACCTTGCTGAAAAACATTTCCTGATAAGCGTGGCTACGCATAAAGCTGACCAATTCCAGCCAAGGCAAGCGATCCTCGAATTTGTAATCGTCTTTCAGGGTGTACCAGTGCGGACACCACTGCATCGTCTTGGCGTAATTCCAGTCGGATGCCTCAAGGCACATTGCGACTTCGGCAAATTTATTCCAATCCATCCCGTATAACTGATTCATGAATTCCTCTGCATGCTTTTCAGATCGACTGAAAATTCTTCCGCGCAGTGCGGGCAGATGACATCGGCCAAGTTCTGGTTGTCGCGATCCTTGAAGGATTTTTCGATGTGGCCTTGCTGCTTTTCCATGTCATCTTCTGTGACATCCCGGTTTTGCTGCTGCGGGTCAAGCATCGGCTGGAAATCATTCATGTCCGGGCTGAGCCTTTCAATAAAGCTGTCATCGATACCCATCGACTCGATATCGAATTCCAGATCCATCAGCGCGTTGATCTCGTCAAACAGTAAGTTGTTGTCCCATGAGCCCAATTCGGCAATTCGGTTGTCGGCAATGATAAACGCCCGGATCTGCTCAGGGGTCAGGTCGTTAGCCTCAACGCAGGGGATCTTGTCGAGCCCCAACTTGATCGCTGCCGTTACGCGGCCGTGGCCGGCGATGATGGTTTTGTCTTTGTCGATGACTACCGGGCTGAGAAAGCCAAACTCCTGAATCGACGAAGCGATCTTGTCGATCTGATTGGCGTCATGGATACGGCTATTTTTTTCATGGGCGACGAGAGTATTCGGGTCGTGCTTGGCTAACTCCATGCGGATCAGACCTCAACTTCTTTAAGTGCTTCGGCGTATTTGGCCTTGAGTACCTTCGGGTATTTTTTGGTGTAATCCAACGCGGCCTGAAATAGATCGGGGTTGTTATCGTACCAATAACGGATGGTCCGGGGATGCTTGTTGACCATCAGTGCTACGGTATTTACCGTCAGATTGTGCTTGGTATTCAGAAAGGCGTCTGCCTTGATTTCTTTAACAGGGATTGTCATTGCGGTTACCTCTTTTGTAACTATCATTATGAAGCCACATCCATGTGGCTTGCAAGGTTAAGCGGCTTTGATTTGCAGTTCGTATTGCTGGATCTGCTGCTCGATGTTTTCGACATCGCTTTTGTGTGCATTGATATTCCCGGTGTGCTGCGGGAACTTCTCGGCGTATTCGTTAAGCTGGATCAGCTTTTTTGTGCGGTTGAGCAAAAGCTGCGCCCGGGTGTAATAGGCCAGATTCTTGTTATAACGGCCCATTTCAACGGGCAGGATCGGCTCAAAATCTTCGATCATTTCCGCGCAGTGCTGGTTGATAAATTGGCTGTAATGCTGCCAATAGCCGATTTGCTTGCGCTGTCGGATATCATCCTCGTCGCGATAAATCGCGAAGGCGGTAATCTCCATGTTTTTGCCAAGCACGTAATGATATTCGGTGTCGCCGTGCGCCTCTGCATCTGTCGCGCTTGCCCGGTCGTTGGCTTTTGCAAAACGGGTTATCGGGTCCGGGCCATCCTGTAGGTGCATATTGAAGAAATAGACCGCCGCGCCGTGCGGATAGCCATCGTGGTGGATATAGAAATCAAGCTTCGTATATTCGGTGCAGATTGTGTAGGTTGCGCGTGTGCTCATTGTGTTATGCCTCAGTTGGTTACGTGGTCGAAAATGCCGCATGTCTCGAATGCCCATGCAATAGCATCGCTATCCTGTGGGCGCTGGTCCCAAGCATCCGGTGCAATGACAGCCTGCTTACCGAAAATCGGCTTGCGCTTGCCAGTGCTGTCCTCAAAATAAGCCTGTAGCTCAATGCCAGCGCCTTTGATGCGAGCGATGACCAGTGATTGGCTGTGCTGGAATTTCTGTAGCATTTCGATTTCCTCGGTTGCGTTTGCTTGCTGCTATGGTTGGTATATTAGCAACGGCATCCACATCATGCAACCAATTATTGCAACGACCATGTAACGCTATGTAACGCCAAGCTCACGCTCTACTTCCCGAGCTAGTTTTGTGTAATAGGCCTTGATCTCCTGCAGATCCTCTTTACTTCGGTGCTGTGCTTGCTGAGGGCCTTCCAGTCGATCCACAACCGATTGACCAAGGCGATCTATCAGGCCTTGCCTGTAAAACACCAAGTTGCCGCTTAGATGGCGATTGCAGGGTACGCATTGCTTGTGGCAATTTTCTTCGTCAAAACGTAATTCTGGATTTGGGCCGGATGGCCGGTAATGGCCGGCGTCCCATTTCCCGGCATTTGGTTTGCCGCAACTGATGCACGGCCGATAGTAATCACGCATCCGGATGAATTTGTTGAACTTGGCCTGTGCCTCTTTTTCCACTTGTCGCCGGGGCTTAATCCGCTCTTTATCCGCACGGATCTGTTTGCGTTCTTCTTTGGCTTTCCGCTTGGCTTCTTTCTCGTTGTTGCGACGACCATCGACGATGGCGCAATTGATGGAACAAGCGACTTGAAAGGTTTTTTGTGGAGTAAATTTGCTGCCACATGCCTTACATTTTTTCGGACGGAATCGGTTTTTTAACATTAAGCCTGCTCTGAAATTTCTATCCAGCCAGTGGGCATAGGATCGGACCAGTTAACTTCCCGTTCCTCACCAAAGGCGTACATGCATTCGATCAGATCGACCATTTCAGACACGCTCATGTGGCTTGTGCGCTTGCCGAGAAATACGAAACCACCGTTGAGCCCTTGCGCCATACGCATTTCACTGTTTGCGGCTGCGGACATGATCGACTTCCATTCCTCCGGGCTCAACCACTCGAGCTTTCCATTGACCGGCCACTGCACCTGTTTGGCGATATCGTGAAGCATCGCCCACATTTTGGCGTTTTGGTCTAGCGTCCGGGTTCGTTTGGTCTGCAAAGTCAGGGACAAGCCGGTATTGCTGGCAATTAACGATTCAGCTTCGTCATACAGGCGCCTGAACGCCGGCTTGATCCCTTGCTCTTCCCGTATATGCACGGTGGTTTTTGGCATTAAGCCAACCCCTTCATAAGTTGAGCCATTGCTTTTTTTCCTGCTAACAATCGACGGGCTTTCTTCTCGTCGCTTTCCAGACCTTGGCGTTTCGGCAATATCTTGTGCGCCTCTGCCCCTACCGCTTGCCGGGGATCTTTGCCGCCACACCGGATAACGCCGATGATCCGGTCAATATCGAGCCATTGATAATCGCGGTTGCCGCCCTGTCGTAATTGGTGAACGCCATCGAATCCGATATCGATTTGATCCCGGCTGAATTCGATCAGGTATGAGGCGTATTCGCGCCTGACCATCTTTTCAGTCTTTTCGTCGTGCATGATGTGATCGTATTGCTTGGCGTTAAGCATGCGTAGCCGGGTGAAAAAGTAGCCAACAACTTCCCGCTGCTCTTTGGTGAGCATGTCTGACGAAATAGGCTTGCGCGCCTGTTTCCCGCTTTGGATGGTCTGCACGGTATTTTCTAGGTAGTCATTGCTGATCTTTTTCATGGCGTCACCTAAAACGTGGTCATGTATTCGTAATCCCATCGCTTGTCGCTTAATTCCTGCTGTTTTTCGCGCTGGGTTTGGAAGCTGCTTACATTGGTGAATTTCTCTGGAAAGAGGCCTTGATATTGGTTTTCAATGCTATGGTCGATTGTCATTGCCTGTTGCTCAGGTGTCAATAATTTCAGCTTATTTAGTTGCATGGTTGCAGATTGCGGCGTAATCGCTTTTTTCTTCTCGGACTTTCGCCAGTCACACCATCGACACCATGCCTCTGCATTTACGCCATCCGGTATGATTTCCGTTGGATCGAATCGCGGTTTAGCTCTGGCAACCAGTTTCTGTTTCTTCTCAGGGGGCGGGGTCAATTCCTGTTGCGGGGCCGCGATTTCTCGCGGGCGCTTACTTGGTTCAATGACTGATTCAAAAGAGTGACTGATTCTGGGTGCAGATTCTGCACTAGGGGGTGGTGCAGATTCTGCACTAGGTGGTGCAGCCGTTGCACTAGGGGGTGCAGATTCTGCACTAGGGGGTGGTGCAGATTCTGCACTAGGGTCAAGGCCAGTATTATCAAGGGGTGCAGATTTTGCACCATCTAAAGTCAGGACATAAATGTTTGTACTATTACCTTTCGGGCCCTTGCGATAACTGCGGTGAATTAGGCCATCGTCGATCAGCGAATTGATGTGATAAACCGCACTCCTTTTGCACATTTCGCATTGGTCGGCAACATGCTGGTAAGAAGGCCAGCATTCGCCGTGATCGTTTGCGTTATCCGCCAGCTTTATCAAAACCAATTTTTTGCCGGCATTGCCAACTTTAATCTTGAAGGCTTTTGCCATTAGCATTACTGCCATAGTCTATCCCCCTATGCTGTGAGTTGCTGCTGTGACGGAAGCAAGAATACATCCGGTCGCAATTCCTCGGCAGTTACATCGCCATTGGTGAGTTCCTCTATCGCCCTGCAATATTTCGCCGGGATCTTGCCGCGGCCATTCATGCAGTTGCACAACTGGTTGACGTTGAGGCCGATTGCCTCAGCCAATTCCTTTTGGCTACCGGCGATTGTGATCGCCAGCCTCAGCGGTTCAATATTGGATTTGATGTGTTTCATTGATGTGCCTCTGGTTAATGTGGTTCATTCCTGCGGATATTATCACTAATGTTAGCGTATTAAAAATCACTTTTCTTGAACAAAGGCATTGCACGGCATTGTGTATGTGCTTACAATTATCGCCATACACGACGCAACTGAGGCAGCAATGAAAAACAAATTAAACGTAGCAACCGGCGATCAAATCAATGCGTGGATAGATGGGCAAAAGGATTGCCGCGATGGTTTTCCAGAGAAGTCGCATAAAAGCAATGAGCCTGATTGGTATAAGCGCGGCTACGGCTACGAATACGAAATGCAGGAAATTCTCAGCAACATAAACGGAGCATTGCAATGACACCCAAGCAAATAATGAGTGAACTTAAAGCGCCATTCGATCCGCGCATTATCCATTGGCGAGTTGGCGCCACCAATCAGGAAAAGACAAGCGGAATTGCCCTTGCATATTTGAACGCCCGAGACGTAATGAAGCGACTTGATGACGTCTGTGGCGCTTACTGGCAGTGTGACTACCCATTTGAAGGCTGCTGCAGGATCGGTATCAAAATCGACGATGAGTGGATCTGGAAAGCCAACGGCGCGGGTGCATCTGATATCGAGGCAGAGAAAGGACAATTCTCGGACGCTTTCAAACGAGCGGCCGTTTTATGGGGGATCGGTCGATACTTGTATTACCTCCCGAATGAGTGGGTAGCCATCCAGCCGGCGGGCAGATCCTACAAATTATCGCACATGCCAAAATTGCCAGTTTGGGCATTCCCTGAACACCTGAAACCGGCCAAGCCGGAAACCAACTCGCAAAACAACCAACATGAGGAAGCACAGCAATGAAACTCTATGAAATGACTGAGCAATACGCAAGTGCGCTTGAGGATCTGAAAGACTTCGATCCTCAGACTATCGAGGATTCGCTGGCGGTGTTGTCAGATGACATCAATGATAAGGCTCGAAACGTGGTGGCCTACACCCTGAATCAAGACAGCGACATCGAGCAACTAAAGGCTTTTGAAAAGAAAATTGCCGACAAGCGAAAGGCACTCGAAAACAGCCGTGACAGTCTGCGCGATTACCTTAAATTCAACATGATTCGATTGCAGATCACAAGCATTGAGGCGTTGGACAAGAGCTTTACCGCAAAGATACATAAATCTCCCGGTCGAAAGCTGGTGATTGACGGTGAAATTCCTAAAAAATACACCTACACCGAAACCAAAACCGACACCGCTGCAATCAAAAAGGCGCTGCAGAATGGTGAGGACATTGGATTTGCTCACTTAGAAATGAGCCCTGACATTCTCAAAATCAGATAGGAGTTCTCGCATGGCACGAGGCGTAAACAAAGTCATTCTGATCGGTAACCTTGGGGCCGATCCCGAAACACGGTACACGCCTTCGGGCGTGGCCGTAACCAACTTCAATCTGGCAACCGACGAGAGCTACAAGGATAAAAACGGCCAGCTTGTCCAAAAAACCGAATGGCACAGGATCGTTCTATTCAACAAGATTGCGGAAATCGCCAGCCAGTATCTGAGCAAGGGCTCAAAAGCGTATATTGAAGGCAAGCTACAAACCCGGAAGTGGCAGAACCGCGAGGGGCAAGATGTCTATACCACGGAAATCGTGGTCGATATCAACGGCGCCATGCAAATGCTGGACAGTCTGAAAGATCGCGGCGGTCGTTCACAGCAGGATGACCGGGGCCACTCAGGAAGCAATCAGCCCAATCCGACCAACGAGCCGGTTAATCACCCGTCCCAACATGGGAGGCCATCACAGAGCATGCCAGAGCCCATAGATGATTTTGACGACGACATACCTTTTAGCGATGTCCCTTATTCGCCGGGACAGTAAACATAGGCGATGTCTGCACTACCGGGCCGGGTAATACCGGCCTTACTTCCTGTTACAAATCCCTTGCAATAATTGCTAGACATGCCCGCCCTTTTTGCTACATTGGATATACACACAAAGCAGAAACGGGAAAACATCATGGAAT